CATGAGCGAGATCTCTTTCGCGCGTTGTTTAAGTTCCGCCTCCCAATCACGCCCCTGCCTCGCGTATTCATGGGCCAGAGTTGTCGTATGATTGGCGAGGCGGATTTTCTGGGCATTGGCTTCTTTGGCTGGGTCGACATGCTCATGTCCGTCCCAGAACCATTGATGCTCGAACGACGAGTCGAGAGTGCGAAGCGAGTTAGGCAGATAGCCTTCGATGAGAATCGCTTCGCGCAGCCATGCGTACAGAATGCGATCCAGAATGGTGCGAGCCATTTGGGACTGCTCGACACGGATCGACTTGAAGTAGGTTTGGTGGTCGAGCCGCCCGGAGGCATAGTTGTAACCCGACGAATTACCAGCAGCGACATTGAACGGCATGTTCAAACAACGTGCGATTTCGTTGAGAATCTCACGCTTGAACTCGGCGTACGTGGTCGCCGGTTGCTCAGCGTGCATCTGAGCCATCTTCCAGCCGCCAGGCATCGTTAGGAGAGCTCGCTTCTCCAGTTCGATCGGCTCGAACGGTTCGGCGGCGTCTGCTTCGCCACCGGCCGGCGCGTCTGTGTAGAGAATCCCAGCGAAGTCAGCCGCTGTTTCGGCAGCTGCCAATACTGCCAAAGTGAATCGTCGCAGCTGCGCGAAGAGTGGAAGCGCCGGCGTGATGTCGGGAATACCACGGATCTGGCCAGGCCGATCGCTGCGGAAAAAATGGAGGATGGAATTGGCATCGATAGTGTCATAATTCTCAGTCAACGAGAACGCGTCATCACCTGGATGCTCTCGAAGTACGTCATACGAAATTGGGTTTCCGTGCTCATCGAAGCGAATGCCATCGAGGTAACGATTACTGTCGAGAGCCAAGATGGGTGACGTGACCTGTTCAGCTTCGACGAGCTTCAGATCGAGTTGAACCGGTGAATCGATTCTTGGGTTACTAGTTAACAAGCCAAACGATTCACCGTCCGATACGCGAGCCAGCCGCATCGTGCGTAGTTTTTCTGCCAGACCAGTTGCATCGGCCCAAGCAAAGAACTCTTGCTCAACAAATCGGTTGGCGAACGCATCGCCCGTCAGCATTTGCAATCGCGGCCCGGTACCCACGCAGTCGTTGGCCAGAGTCAGCGAGATGCCGCGAGCATAAGAGTTGTTGGCGATCTCGTATCGCGAACGGTTGCGTAGCGTGCGCCGCACTTCGGGGCTATTGGCCGCACTGGCCGATAGTCCGTCGGCGGCCGCCCAGTGGCGAACGTTGTCGACCGTGGTGGTCGCAGCGTCGTAGCGCCCCAGCAATCTCACCAACGACCAGGGGTGTCGGGCCGAGCGTCCACGGACGAGCGATCGATCTTTGCGATCACCGTTCTTGCTCAGAATCCCTGACAACAACTTAAACATCCGTGACTCAATCCCTACTGTTAAACCCGACACCCCTGCCTATAGAAACAAGCTCGATCAGTTGCGAACCAATTAGTCCGCCCCTGGTGGCACGAGCTTGTTAAATCGAAGGCCACGCTTCTTTTGGGAGGCGGCTGCCTTGGATGCCAGATACTTGTCAGCAGCGATCTGTTCGGTCAGCTTATGCTGCTCGACGCTACCGGCATCTCCCGATGCCTTAGCAGGTGCTTTCGCACTCTCGCGAATCGTTTCTTGCAAGTTGTCAGACATACATGCGGCCTACCTGAGAATGAAGAAGTGGTCTTCTATCTGTAGGAATACCCGGTACCCATGTAGATTGACGGAAAAGCGAGAATATTTTTTTGATCAAGTCTTTCGGGCTACTGGTTCCGCCGGCGCTTCTGCATCTCAGAAAAGCTCATCCGCTCCTTACGGATCTCGGCCGTGCCTTCGATGCCTGGAAGAATCACGCCTTGCATGGACGCCGCAACCGCAGAACCAACCAAACAGTCAAACCAGTGGTTGTCGGGCTGCTCCGGTCGCTGCTTCCATTCGTCGACGCTCCGGCCGCGGGCCTCTGTCTTGACGAAGTACTCCGAGGTTAGATGCTCGGCGAGCATACGATGGGTTTCGGCGTTGGTGCCAAAGAGCGAAAGGCAACCGCGATCGCCCATCGCGACTTGCAGGCGAGCGTTGATAAACGACTTCCACCAGTTCGTATCGTAGACCACGTGGCGGATGGCCCGCTTACCGGCGACGTTGGGGATACGCCAGTTGAGCCCTACGCGATCACCTGGCCGGCGACGATATTCGCTAAACGGCAAGCTCGATGCGCCCACGAAGCGACCGTGGCTGGGGATGATCACAGCGGCGTGCTTTGACTGCCGGCAGAACTGGTAGACCACATCCGTCGACTGGCCCCAGTTAGCATCGATCAGACAGCGTCCAATGCGCATCGCTGCACCATCGTCTCGTTGCCACTCGCGATCGAGTAGCTTCGACGTCAGCGATTCGAGGCCGGCGTAGATCGAGCCCTCGAGTCCGGTTCCAGTCGCTTCGGAGCTCAGCGTCTGGCGAGCCTCGCGCAGCGTGAAATACGGACGTTGCTGGTCAGGGTAGCAACCATAGTCGATCACATAACCGGTGAAGTCGTCCTCCCAAGCGGTGACCACATAGAATAGGAGCTTTTGCTGGACGTCGATGAATGCGGTGAGATGGTTGGCACCGATCGATACCAAACCACGATCCATGCGGTTGATCTTGCTGGCGACCTCCTCTGGTTTAAGCATTCCGTCAACAACAGTTTCCGCTGGCAGAGGTTGGTTCTGATATTCGGCGAAGAACGCTGCTTCGTCTTGTAGCTTGAGATTCATCGCGTGTTGGATTGCAGAGAGTTCGTCGTAGTTGAATCGCTCCTGCCAAGCGATAACGGCACCCTCGTCCATCGCGGCTTGATTCTGACGATAGAACTCGGTGGCCGCTTCACCACCATCACCGCCACGCATGCCTTCGGCGCGGATCTCGGCGTAACGTTCCCATAACGTTTCGTTCTTGGGGAACGCATAGACCATCTTTGTCCGCTCGCCATTCCATTCCGGATGCCGATTGCGATCGAGGATATTGTCGGCCATATCACCCGGGCGAATCACGGTGCAGGGCATAATGCCCGAGATTTTCTTGCCCGGCCCGGCCAAGCCAAGGACTGCGCCGGCGAGTATGCTTTCGCGATTTGCGCACTGGGAAAGCGAACGAGCGCTCTCATCCGTTTGCGGGTCATCGAGTACCACGAGACTCGGACGGACGGTTCTGCCGTCGGGACGCTTGAACTTCATACCACGAATGCGACCGGTTAGGCCGGCGACTTTGATGATCGCTCCGCTCGCATTGCTGCCCTCGATCGTTGGGAGAACGACCTCCTTTGCAGTCCAACCGATCTGCGTGCGTTTACCTTTGTAGAGCTGGCCGTTCGCTCGATTGGAGATTCCATCGAGGGCTTGTATCGGAAAGCAAACCTCAGGGAAGTCGGCTAAGAGCAGCTCGTTGCTATCGAGTTCGGTTTTGATCGAGTCGAGCATATCACACGCGTGCCCTTCATCGCTGCCGATCAAACATACGAAGTTACGATGCCCATAAAGTACCGCCCATATGCAAGCGACCTCAGCAATCGAACTCTTGCCGCTACCACGCGCCATCGCCAGTGCAAACAAACCGCCATGCACAACCGCTTGCTCGATCTTCTCAATGACCTTGATGTGGTCCGGCGACCAAGCAAGATGGAACGTTAGTGGAAAGTAGGTCTCACAGAAGTATCGGAAGTCTCGCGACGCGCGATCTTTGCGATCTACGTTATCGACCTCTGGTAGTTCACCGATATCGCGACCGGCAAGCGCGAGCGCTGCATTACGTGCACGCGCTCGCTCCTTCATTGCATCGTAGGGATCGACACCGTTTGTCGTACGAGGCGTATGTCGTACGACATGCATCCATGCGCAATAGCGAAGCAAATCGACGGTCTTGTTGTCGCCGATGCGTGCGCCGGCGCGTTGACGATGGCGATACAGTTGACGCTCGCTGATCACCTCGCCTAGCGGCGTTGAGTTCAGCAGTCGGCATAGCTCGCTTGGTTTTAGCTTCCTCGGATCACTCGCCACGTCCCATCTCCTTTGCTTGCCACGCGCTGTAGTGCACAAGGTTGATCGTGCCATCGGCGTTCACCGGCGCACCGCTTTGTATGTCGAGGCGGATCTTCTCTGGATCGATCCGCTCTCGGTATGCGGCCGCAAGTAGCTTCGCCGCTTGTTCGACCTTAAGCCTCGTCGGATCGACCTGGCCCGTTCCTTCACTCATCGCATTCCTCCGTGACTTGGCATCTCGAAACGTGGGGCCACCGTTTGCGCACGGTCGCGTTTTATCCGCATGTTCGCCTGGTTATGCGGAGCATGTTTGGACGCGACGGTGGCGTAATGTTGGGGCAACGGTGGCCTCTCAAAAAACATGGAAATTACTGGGAAAAACATGCAAGACTTCGCTTGAGGTTCCTCGAAACGCATGGCTCATGTGTGTCATCGCGACGCAGAAAACGCGACGCAAAACACACCTCGAACCACAAAGGAACGCAACGATGAACGCAAACGAAATCGCCTTCGGAATTGAATTCGAAACCACCCTCCCAAGCACCGACAACACACCGATCGGTCCCTACCACAGCGGATACCAAGTACCTTGGCTGCCAGCCGGATGGAAAGCAGAACGCGATGGAAGCATCCGACCCGAGAACACCTCTCGCAAAGGATGCGAGTTTGTAAGCCCAATACTCAAAGGGGCTGAAGGCGTACGCCAGATCGAGAACGCGATCGACCAAATCAACGCTCGCGGGGGCCGAGTAAATTCGAGCTGCGGTCTGCACATAACGGTTAGCTGGAACGGAGACGCAGCCGCCTTGGCAAGATTGATTTCCTTGGTCGGTAACCACGAACGAGCGATCTATGCCTCGACCGGAACCCGCAAACGCGAACAAATGATGTACGCCAAGCGAATCAAACAATACGGCAACAAAGACAACGCCAAGAGCCGATGCGAATCGGATCGCTACCACCTGCTGAACTTGACCCACCTGACCCGCGGCAAGAACCGAATCGAATTCCGAGCCTTCGGAGGAACGCTTAACAAGACCAAGGTGGTCGGATACCTGATGATGGTTTTGGGTTTGGTTGAACTCGCCCTCAATACCAAACGATGCAGCGAGTGGGATTACATCAAGAAGGAAGGAACTAAGAGTTGCTGGGATCGCCCTGGTGCCGGCCTTGGCGAGACCGAACTCAACCGATTGTTCTACCGACTCGGATGGACCAAAGGTTGGTACAAGGGTGCCCTTCGCGATAAGGTCTACGGAGAGGTCGCCTGCGAAACCAAACCGGAATGGAAGACGATCAAGACCAAACTCCTCGAGCTCGCCCGCAAATACGACCGCGCGGCCTAAACCGCTACCACATAGAACGCCGCGAACGGAATCGCGGCGTTCTTTCGTTTGGTCGCGACATTTGCACGCTGTCGCGTTCGTACTAGCATCCTCGATCACGTACCCAACATGCAGAACGACGCGACACGGGCGAACGTTGCGAACCGTCGGGCGTTTCCAGAAACATGGAAAAACATGCAGAAAAGCCGGTGGAATCGGCTTGAGCTTATTCAAACCGCATGGCTCATGTGTGTCATCACGTAAACGATTCCATTCCCTTTCCGAAACGGAGAAACACAGATGAACGACACAACCACCACTAGCGCCGAACAAGCGATCAAGGACGAACTGCGACGCCTCGGATGGATGATCCCCGACGCGCAGCGCCGCCTCAACGAGCATGCCCAAACGATGCTCAGACGAGCCGAACGAGCGGTCAAGGACATGGAAGCCATGATGGCCAACCAGCCTTGCAGCATGAGTTGGGTGGACTTCGCTGAAAGCGACCTGCGAAACGCGCGCGAGGCAAAAGCCCAGCTTGAGTTCCTCTACCAACAACGGACCATGCTCGAGTTCTTCTTGAGAGAGGATTAGCGAGCGCCGCGGATTCGCCGGCGGCACAGCGCCGCCGGCAGAATCTTTTTGAAATGTTTTCGGACTCGGCTTGCTGTTCGTGGAACCGCATGGCTCATGTGTGTTATCGCAAAACGGCAAACCATTTCCAAACGCTTCAAGGAGAAGACAAAGATGAATCTCAACTACGACCGGCTCGCTGCCATCAAGACCGCCTTGGCTAATATGCAACCAGGAAGCGCACGCGACGTACTCGCGACGTTCAACGACGCCTGTGGATCGCTGACCCGCCTGGTTGAAACGCTTCAGTGCGAGGGATGCGGAGTGAGAGGTGAACCCGCAACCGCGATTCAAGAAGAACTGAACCTCGCTGAGGAGGCCCTGAATATTCTGTGCGAAAGCGCGTTGCCGGTGATCATTCTTCAAGAGCGGGCGACGAATCCCAATACCGAGCTCGCCGACGACTAGGCCGACGCGGACGGCATTACCGAACACGGAGGTTCGGTTTCCCTTGGTCTTCAAAACTGTGCCCCTCGTTTCGTCACTGTGGGCATGTTTCGTGTATGTAACTAATAGTGGCCAATGGGCAAATGCGACGCAACTGTGGGCGTTTTGTGCGCTTCTTGGTGGGTTGGAAAAACATTCAGAATTCTGACGCAATCTCTGAATGTTCGGCTTGAGCTTTCGCAAACCGCATGGCTCATGTGTGTTATCGCAAGAACGATTCCCAACCCCAAACCAAGAGACACACAGATGCTCAACGGAACCCAAGAGATAACCGCCGACGATTGCTACTTCGTACACCTTGCCACAACGGAGCTCCTCGAAGAACTCCGAGAGGCACTGGAACAGATGACTATCCCAACCGAGGGCAAGAAGGAAATGTTGCGGTTCTTTCGACGAATGGATGACCTGCACGACGCACTCGACAGCCTCACGAGCCGGTTCCCTGTAAAGAGAAACGCATAACTGCCAACCTTTCAACAAAGAACTTGGCAAGGACGCCAAGTTCCGAAAAACATTCTGGAATCTTCCCGGAATCGGCTTGCTGTGTTTGGAACCGCATGGCTCATGTGTGTCATCGCGTAAACGATTCATACACCTTTCCGAAACGGAGACACAAACATGACCAACGCAAACAACCCACACGCAGCTACGGACGCAACCCTTCGCCAAATCTTCAAGACGATGGACGCCCACCAGGCCCAAGAGATTCGCGAAGCCTATTACAAGGCGATCGAGGGTTTGATGACCCTGGCAGAAACCCTCGAGGTCGCCGACGCACAACAAACACCCAGCGCCGGCCCGCTTCTCACCGAACACTTCAACGCGGTCCAAGCCCTGGACGCAATGAAGAACAGCCGCCTCGGAAAGATCCTCTAAACCACAGACCAGCGGAATGCCACGGACGCCGCGAACGGAAGCGCGGCGTTCTTCCGCTTGGTCGCGACACTCGCCCACAGTCGCGTTCTTGTGAGCACCTTCGACCAAGGACCCAACATTCAAAACATCGCAACACGGGCCAACGTTGGGGCCCGTAAGGCCTCCCGAGAAACATGGAAGAACATGGGAAAAAGCTGCTGAAATCGGCTTGCTGCCGGTAGAACCGCATGGCTCATGTGTGTCATCGCCCAGCGACCAACCGCTTTCACTACGCAAGAGGAGAACAAACCGATGTCCCGAACCAACGCCAGACACACTGCAATCAGAACCGCCTTCAAACAAATGCCTCGCGCTACCGCGCTGGATATCTGCGACGACTATCGCGAAGTGGTCACACGGTTGAAGCGACTGGCCGACAGCTTGGCGGGCGCGTTCGTGGTAGCCAGCGGAGATTCGGCTCGCGTCCTGGAAGCAGAGCTCCGCATGTTCGAAGACGCCATCGATGCCCTTGCTGGCAGTATGTTGCCCGAAGCGATCGACGAATGTTTGCCTTCCAAAGAATGCTGAAAAAACCTGCTGAAAACATTGAAAGGACCGCTTGAGGTTATCCGAACCGCATGGCTCATGTGTGTTATCGCATAACCAGTTTTCATTCACCCAAACGGAGAACCAAACATGAATCTCGACACCCTGATCGAAATCCTCAACGACTACCGCGAAGAGTTCGGAGGCGACGCCGAAGTGCGGCTGATGACCCAGCAGAACTGGCCCTTCGAAAACCGGATCTGCGGCGTTACCAGCGGACGCGACATGAACGATGTGTCGGACGATGAGGATGAAGACGACGACGCTCAAGACGTTGCCGACGACAACACGGTCTACATCGTTGAAGGCGGACAGATCTGCTACGGCAGCAAGCGGGCTTGGGAAACGTGTCGCGACAGTTGATGGCAACACGCCGATGCGCCGGGGGAAAGGTTCTGGAAAACCTTCAGAATCTTTTCCCCTTCGGCTTGATGCGGTTTGAACCGCATGGCTCATGTGTGTCATCGCATACGACATTCCAAACACAAACAAACGGAGATCACCACGATGCCAACTATGACCAACCGACCACGCCTGACCTCGGCCCAGTTCCTCGGCGCACACCGACGAGCGCTCGAGACGATCAGCGACCTGTACGCAGCGATCGAAGAGATGCCGATCCTCGCCGCTTCCGACCAATCGACCATGAAACAGTTCTTCGACGAACTGGCTGATGTGCAGGCTACCGCAGCGAAGCTCGCCCAACATTTCCGCACGCAAGTATGCACCGAAGAAAAGAATTCGAATTCCTTTTGAATCCGGCTTGATGCGGTTCAAACCGCATGGCTCATGTGTGTTAACGCGAAAACGATTCACCAACCAAACAACGGAGACCAGCAGATGACCCAACACGACCTCGACCTGACGATCACCAAGATCAGCAATCGCAACCGCGGTGCTGGCGGGTCTTGGGTGCAAGGCAAGATCAACGACGAATACCGCTTCGATGCTTTGGTCTTCGCCGATCACGCAGATCACGAATCGTACGAACTTAACCAGAGCAAGATTTCGAAGCTTTGGGTTCAACGCCTGGCCGACCGCAAAGTGATGTTCAACTTCGATCGCGGGTTGGATGTGCCGGCGGTCAATACGGAGGTGCAGGTGATTGTCGACTTTCTCTGCGAGGGATTGTCGGACTTGGTCTTTGGTCAATAAGCCGAAACGCAGCACGGACGCGCGTAGTCGATCGGTGGTTCGATCGGCCTGACGATGGCAGCCAACCACGAACACAGAATTGGAGATACCAAGATGAAGAAGGCAGAAGTAAAGATTGGTGGCAAGTACTACGCGAACGTTTCGGGCAATCGCTGCGAGATTCGGATCGATGCCGAGAAGCCTCGAGGCGGCTGGGACGCAACCAACCTCGCGACCGGTAAGAAGATTCTTATCAAGAGCGCCCAACGCCTGCAGGGTGAAGTGGGTGCGAAACGCGGACGCGCGAAGGTCACCATCGAAGGTAACGTAACGGTGGTTGAGAACGAACCAGCCATCGTCGAAACTATCGGAGGCGAATCGTCCACAGCGGTTGCGGTTCTCAAGAAGCCACGCAAGGCAAAGGCGGCATCCACCGAGACGGCTGACGCCGGCGAGAAGCGATTGAGCTGCGTCGCTGCGGCCTTGAAGGTTCTCAGCGAATCGAGCGAACCGATGAACGCCCAAGAGTTGATCACCGCGATGGAAGCCAAGGGCTACTGGACCAGCCCCGGTGGCAAGACGCCCCACGCGACCTTGTACAGCGCGATCCTTCGCGACCTCGCCAAGGGTGACGACAGCAAGTTCGTGAAGACCGAACGCGGACGCTTCACCGTTCGAGGCTAGGAGACCCAGCCGGTGAAACACTTTTACGATTTGCGAACGGTGGATGACCTGGCCGACGGCGAGATCGCAACGCCAGAGCCAGGCATCACCTACGACCTGCGAACGATTAACAATCGCAAGCTCAACGTCGGCAGCGTGGTGGACGTGATCCGCCAAGGTCCCACGCTGTTCGCCCGAACCACTAGCGGAGATTCGATCGCTGTCTCCGGCAACGGCGCTGCCATCTTGGTACCGCACGACTTGTAGACAAGCCCGAAGCACGGAACGCTTCCCACCAATCGCCCCACGTTTACACCGTGTGGGCGTTTTCTCGTTGATGCGAACATAAGCCCAGCACGTAACACAACGCGACACGTCGCGAAATCGCGGTTCGCCGGCGCAGCCACATGTTTGGAAGAAATTCGCAAAACATGCTCGCATGTTGGCTTGATGTTTTTGCGATTCGCTGGCTGACTGTTGAGGATCGTCTTTCGTTTCTCCAACAACCAGGAACCAACCATGGCCAAACCCACCCTTGAGCCGGCAGCTCCCTACGAGAACCTGCACCTCGTTGCCCGCGACTACCTCGATCAACTGCGTCAATCGCTCGACGCCTTGCAACCACCAGACGACCCAGCACTGCGTTGGCGGAACGTTCACACGATGGCCCAGGTCAACGCACGCTTGGCTCAAGCCGGCGAACTGCTCGACAAGCTCACCACCACTACGAAATGAAACAAGGAACCCATGACTATGCAGAAACGATTGAAGAAAGGCGATCGCATCCGCTTGGTGTCGATGCCGCAAGATCCCGACCCGATTGCCGTTGGATCGCTGGGGACCGTCGTTGAAGTCCACGAACACCGCGACTGGACGCAGGTCGATGTCGATTGGGACAACGGCCGCTCCCTCATGCTGACGATGCCCGACGATTGTGTCGCCATCGTCGAACCCAACGACCACGAACCATCGAAGTAAGGAAACCAACCTATGTCCACAAGAGCAACGATTGCCTGCAAGCAAGAAGACGGTCGCTACGCAGCGATCTACCTTCACTTCGATGGCTACCAAGACCACGCCGGCAGAGTCCTTAAAGAACATTACACCACTATCGAGTCGGCACGAACGCTGGTCGCAGGCGGCGATATTCGATCGCTTGCTAACGACGGAACGCCCGAGCGCTTCACCGACGGTAATCGCACGGTTGTCATGCCGACGCGTGCAGCTCTCCATGAGTTCGCGAGGAACTGCGGCACCGAGTATGTTTACATTTTCGAGGACGACGCTTGGCATTGTCATAGGCTTTGATGGGTTTTACTGATTCGATGAGTTTTGTTTTGCACGAAGTTTTCGATTACGTTTCGCAATAACGGCGAGGTCCGATAGACAGCGCTTGCACGCCCCCATCACGCCGTTGCGTCCCTTGTATTCGTAGAACTCCGTGTCGACTGGCCGATACCATTGGCAGCGCCGACAGCGTTTCAACCAGCGGCTGCCAATTCGTATGCAACCGCTGTGAATCCGCTTGTGCTCCAAGCGAGTCACCAGCTTGAGGTTCTCAAGTCGGTTATCGAGCTTGTCACCGTTGCGATGGTGTAGCTCCATGCCTTCTGGAATAGGCCCGTGATGCGACTCCCAGACGATCACGTGCTCAAACCGCTGCTTGCGATCCTTGCATGTGATTCGTCGATAGCCGAACGGCGTGATTGAACCTCTGGCCGATGACCGTTGCGTCATCGCATGTTCTCCTCTCGCGCCTTCATGGGGATTGGAGATTCACCCGTTCGTTCCAAGACCGCAGGAATACCTGTGAAACGCTGGAAGCGATCAACGATGACATCGCAATACAGCGTGTCGAGTTCCATCAAGAACGCGTTGCGACCGCATTGCTCAGCGCCGATCAGCGTTGAACCACTGCCACCGAACAGGTCGAGAACGTTCTCGCCTTGTACCGACGAATACTGCATCGCGCGGACAGCGAGTTCGGCCGGCTTGCCCGTTAAATGTTCAAGCTGTTGCGGAGGGATCTTCTTGACATGCCAAAGGTCCGTGATGTTCTTCGGTCCATAGAACTTATGGCCCGCTCCTTCTTTCCATCCGTAGAAGGCCCACTCATGAGCGCCCATGAAATCTTTTCGCGTCAAAACGGGATGCTGCTTGTCCCAGATGATCGACTGCGAAAAGTACAGCCCATGCTTCTTTAGCACGGGAGGATAGTTGCCGCAGTTGGCGTAGCCACCCCAGATGTAGAAGCAGCGACCTGGTAGCAACACGCGAGCAATGTTTCCAAACCAATCATCAAGCAGTTTGTCGAACGCCTCGTCGCTGACGAAGTCATTCGCGAGCGGCCGATCTTTCGGACGCAGCTTCTTGTGAGTCGCTGCGTGTTTTGGTTTGCCCGTTTCGTGATCGACACCAAACGAAGCGGCGTTTCCCTGTCCTTGCTTCAGTCGGCCCGATGCCGCATCGTTCGAGAACGAAGACAAACCCGCAGCGATTGCGTTGTTCGATCGAGGCTCCACTTTGACGTTGTAGGGTGGATCTGTATTGCACAAGTGGATCGCAGCGCCGGCCAAGAGTCGATCCAAGTCTGCCGGCGAGGATGAGTCCCCACAGAGTAGCCGATGGTTTCCGAGGATCCAAAGATCGCCTGGCTGGGTAACCGCTTCGTCTGGCGGCTCCGGCACATCGTCTGGATCGGTGAGCCCTTCGTTGACGCCGGTGTCGAGCAGCTTGGCGAGTTCATCCGCATCGAAGCCGAGCAGACCAAGGTCGTATCCGCCTTCGCCCAGTTCCTTCAGCTCGATCGGCAAGAGATCGTAATTCCAATCTGCCAGGTCTGCCGACTGGTTGTCAGCGATGCGGTAAGCTCGGATCTTCTCCGGCGATAGATCGGTCGCAACATGCACTGGCACTTGGTCGACGCCAAGTTTCTGCGCGGCCTTGTATCGCGTGTGACCGCAGATGATGACTCCATCGGAATCAACAACGATCGGTTGTCTCCAACCGTATTCACGAATCGACGCTGCAACTGCATCGACTGCGTTGTCGTTCGTTCGCGGGTTGTTGGGGTAAGGACGGATGTCTCCGATACTTCGTAGTTCAATCGTTAGCATGAACGTTCCTCTATGGCTCGAATAAGATTCTCTTGAAACGGTGTGGCCTCATCGCCTTCGCGTGGACCGTAGATTCGACGCCGACGATCCGCCGGCTTCTTTGACCACTGCAGGTACTCCCGCCAATGGTTCTGGTGTTCGCGAATGAGCAGCGAAGTGCACTCATCGCAGATGTCGTCATTGCCGGCTGGCGGCCGGCGTTCGCAGATCAAGCAGATTCGACGACTCGATGTCTGCTGGACGGGCATGATCATTGGGCATCCTTTCTGGTAAGAGCATCCGACGGCACTCGCCTCCGAACAGCAGTGCAAGAAAAACGACGAACCAAGCGAGCTTCCAGAAGAAGCTTTCCAGTCCTCGCGCGGCTGGGACGATTGAATCATTCCAACGATCGCGAGCAGGCTTTACGTCACTCATGTTTTGGGTCTCCTTGGGTTGAGTTTTTAAGAACGCTGTGTCTCTCGGCGTGTAGAGCTACTTTTTTGCAAAGTTCGATGAAGTCGCTCATCCGCATCGTGTTCTTAGCGCGATTGACTTCCGCAGTCACCAGTTGGCAATTCGATGCAGAGAAGTCGCCGCCAGCAGCAAGCGGCACGATATGATCGAGTGATAGGTTTTCTGCAGTCAGTATTTCGTTGGTTAGAGCGCAGCGATGATTCTGAGCTTTCAGGATTCGACGAAGCTCACCAAGGGTGATGACTTCAAGATTGCCAACTCGACGTCTTCGCACCTGGGCCTTTGGTTTGTGACGTTGCAGATGCAGCCATGCGCAGTAAGCCAGCAAGTCAACACGCTTGGTACCGGAATTGATCTTTGGCGCACGCTTTCGTTGTCGGTACAGCTGGCGTTCGCTGATCACTTCCCCGAGCCCGGTGGAATTCAATAGTTGAACTAGACTGGAGGGTCGGAAGATGAGACTAGCTGGAAGTGCTGGGCTCTTGCTTTCCAGGATGTCAAGCGAAGCCTCAACGCATACTCCAAACTGTCTTTCTTCAATCGATTGCGTTCCAGAAGGATCACTCGATTCAACTCTTTCCTCAAAGCGGAATCCCAGTTGGACGGTGCAGGTTGAAGGACCTTCGTGTTCCGTGGCTTGCGATTCTGGGATCGATCGCAACGGATCACTTGCGCTGTGATGCAACAAGTCAGGGCTCGATGCATGGGATCTGCAAGATTCTGCCTCTGCTTCGATCGCGATATTGCATGAGTAATCGCTTTCTGCAAACAGGTTTCCCAATCCTTGTTTTTCATTTGAAATCATGTTCCCTTTCCTACACTCGGACAAAACATAGAAACTGTGCCTACTAGCGCGGCTGTTCCCGCGGCCCTGAGTTGTGGCACTGGGGCCGGAGTACCTAAAGCTTTTCTGTTGCCTGCGTGCCATAGTGGCAGACGCATCGTGGGGCCACTGTTGGCCCTCTGACGCGTCCTCCTGCTGGTTGGGCGTTGCACTCGAATGAGGTGCAACGGTTGCGACGTGCGCTAACGTGTGCGATGACTTGCGTTCTCGATTGGTTACTCATGAGCAGCCTCGGATGACGTTGCCCGCTTGCTTCCAAAGTTGGTGGGCATTCGTAGGCGTCCAATTCCGGATGTTCTCTTCACCACCGCCCGCGCCGTGAGACATTTCCCAGTACGTCACGTCGGGATTGAGTCCAAATGCGGCTGATGCATCAGCGGGGATGGATTCAATCTCACCGGTTGGCTTCCAGCACTCGCCGAAAGCGAAGTCCATGCAACGATGGCCAGCAAACGACTCGATGTCGTCGAAGGGTTGCACATCGATCAAAAGCACATGCGTGTCAGGGCACTCGGAGTGGCCGCATGGAAACTCCACACGGAAGGTTGGCGTCCAACCGACGAGGTCCATAGGCTCATACTCCCACTTCCAATTCGCTTGATCAAAGAAGCACGCCCATTGTGCTTCTAAGCGGGAACGGAACTGGACGCCGTTGTAGACGGTGGGGCGAGACGCAAATGCGTGATTCATACCGAGGTTGCCTTTCGATTTTGGGGTGATTGAGAAATGTGGTTTGAGGCATTCCCGGACGTCCGGACGTTTAGGACGTGTTTCCCTATACGATCTACATACGGGGAAAAACACGTTCGTTTACCCTCCCAACAACTAACTCCTGACAAACGTCCGGAACGTCCGGAACGTCCTAAGCCACCAATGAAAATGCTGGGTAAAAAGTTAGGACGTTTGGAAATCATTACGTCCGGGAAATGTCCTAAACGTCCGGAAGTGGACACCGAGCTTCGCACGTGGAAGCAGCGAAATTGATTGAACGGCACGACACTATTGGCGTTTGTGATATTGATCATGAAAACAGCTCCAATTCCCGGACGTTCCCGGACGTCTGGTTTTCAACGTCCGGAAGTCCTAAGCGGTCACTTTGGGCCGATTCAATGAAGACCTGATACTGGTTGTATTGGCCATTGAAGATCCGCTTGAATACTGCATACGAGCCATCATCTAGCTTAAATCGCTCACCAACGAATCGACCAGCCAGTTTGCCCATGCGCGTGGTCTGTGAGCGCGGAGTGCCGTCGCCCAGTTCGGACTGCAGAACGAAGTTTTTGTTGGCGAGGTCTGTTAACTCAGATGACGACCAGATCCCCTGCGGGTGTTTCGCGAGCGTCGTGACCAGCTCCTCGAACTCGCGACGGGTCTCATCCATCTCGCTGGCGGCATCGTCAGCATTAATCATGAAGTCTGGTTCTCCATTGGCTTCCAGAATTCCGCCGATGATGTTGCCCCAGCCTTTCTTGTTAAAACGCGTTTGCACCTTGGCTAGTGGCATTCCGCAGGCCTTCCATCGCTCGACCATATTTATCAGTTCGCCGAGCAACTGAAGGCGATGTGTTTGAACGTACCCCTCCGGATCGTCCATCGAGAAGGATCGCTTCGTGGGATCGCCTTCGTGGTGCAGATTGATGGCCACGCAGCGAGTGATAAGGTCTCGACTTACATCAGGCGAGTTGGCAGTGATGCAAAACAGATGCGAGTTCTCGGCGCGGATCTCTTGCGAAAAGCCCAGCAAACGAAAGGAAAGAATCGGGTCGGTGATGGATCTCTCGAGGCAGGCAGAATCGATCTTGGGATTGCGACCGCGTGCCTTGGCGTTATCAATGATGATGGTGGTGACGCCATGACGAACAATTGTTCCGAGACGCTTTTCGAACTCTTCGTCGTTGGCGTTGTACGAGGCGGTTTCCACATGATGGCCATCGCGTAAGATTGCCAAGATTTGTGCGAGAACCGATTTACCAAGCTCGGGTTGATTACCGTTGAACAGTACGGCTGGCTTGGAACCGATAAATCGAGAGACAAGCAAACCCGTTAGCAAGATTCCAATGTAGTTAGTGCGATCCGTTGGTTTTCTCCAGCAGAAATCTCGAAGCAACGTATCGAGATGCTTGGTCCCTTCCACGGGTTCGATGTTTGGCCCCGCGTAATAGAAACCCGATTGGGTATCGAAGCCGGGGCTGACCAGCCGCCAGTCCTCCGTGTAGATCGGATTGTGGCTAAACAGTCGAATTGCTGGCAGCCGTTCGCGCTGGCCCACGTTGTTGAGCCAAGTGTTCGCGTAAGATGTTGGCAGGGGTTTGTACTCACCACCATCTTCATTAACGAAGTAGAACTCGACGTGCTGATTGAGCAGTCCTGTCAATTCCGCCGATGAGAGAACAGGCGAAACTGATTGCTCTCGAACCACAACCAATTGTTCCATCCGGTTGAAACAAGAGCCTGTGGAAAGCAATCGTTCGGTGATCTGCCCCATGGTTGAAGCGACGGGGGTTGATCGCGAGTCGATCGTAATGGTGCGTCGTTCTTCGGGTTCATCTGTCTGCTGGCCGCCAGTGGGTGCAGCTACTGCAGCACTTTCCTGCGGCAAACGCTTCTGCAAGCGATCGCACAAAGTGGTGCGCACATCGTACTCACCACTTTCCCAAGTTAGGTCGAAATAGCGGCGACCTTGCTCTGCGAACTTGCCGACGGATTGCAGCCGTGTCCAAACTTCATCCTTGGCGATTCCATTTCGAATTGCATAGCAGCAGACTGCGAAGTCCACCTCGGATCGAGATCCCTCCGGAGCAATCGTGCATGCAGCAATAAGCTCCGAAAGCTTGTCGGACTTACCAGCCGATAGCTTTCGGACGGCAGGCAACGGCATCGCCTCGATCTGTCGTTGACGCTTCGTGGCTTCACACGACTTGGCAAACTTTTGAAACGCTTCGATTGGATACCGCCGACTGCCATTGCATTCGACAAGCTCTGCTTTAACCGGCTCGCGACCATTACGTTGTTCCTTGCGATTCCATGTGCCCGGCAGTCGAAGCAAACGAGTGAGGTCAGTTGTGTGGTCGGCATGGATGGCGACCGCGATGCCTGTGAGCAGGTCTTGGGCCTGTAGAGCCTTGGGACTTGTCTTGGTCAAATGATGGCGTCGATCAACGTAAACACGATCTTTGCCATCAAGGATGTAGCGTCTCGTTTTCTTCCGTCCGTCGCTACCAACGGTCCATTCCGTTTCGACTGGAGGTGGATCGCCAACATCGTCGATCAGCAGTGGACGATCCAAACGCCAATACAAATGCACGCCGTTACCGCTATTGACGATTGCCGTTGGTGAAGGCATCGATTGCGAGGTGCATCGTTCTAGCGATTGTTCGACTGTGCATCCATCGAGGTCGGCCCAGAGACATCGAACAGTACGAATCTGCCAAGCGAGGTCATACCGCCCTTTATTACCAAACCGCTGGCAGACGCCGAAAAACAAATTCGAGCGCTCAGACTCGGAGCTGGTCTCCAACCGAGCCAGCGTTTGCTCGAGTGTCGTCGCCTTGGCGGGCCGATAGCACACGTTGCCATAGTCAACGCGGCTACGTTTCCGCCCACCTTCCGTCCACGTTTCAACAGGACGAAAGAGGATAAGGTCCGACGGTTCGAATAAAGTCGTCAGTAAAGTGATCGCTGGGTGAATCAAGCTGTGCCACCCCTATCAGATCGATCATCCTGAGGAAGGCGTACACCCATCGCCTTCAATACTCGTGATCCGTGATCAGTCTCACAGAACCGAACCACTGGCTCGGTGTCGTCTGCCAGCGATGCAAGCTGAGCCCACGTGACGCTTTTCCATTTGCGGCAGCGGTACGCGCGGACGGAGACGCCCGAATCATCAACGCGAACAACGAGATTGAGATTTGGCAAATGCCGAACGATCGGGCGACTGAAACGGGTGAGTTGCGACATGGCTAAGCGAGCTCCATTGCAGGAGAAAGCGTCTGCGACGCCGCATCGCTGAGTTGAACCCTGATTGTGCCGCTCGGCTGCGATTCATGCTTGATCGAAAGCAACCAGATAACTTGCGAGTCATCCCAGAACGCGCCGGCATGCTGCAACGCATCGAGTACTGCTTTCTGAACATTGTCACAGTCGCGTCGACGATCATCTGGTGGAGTGATATCGATGCGAATGGCCAGCGGGCCCATAAGCGGCTTAATGCCAGAGGCGATCGCAATCCGCCGAACCTGATGACGATAGGATCGCGCATCCTTCGACAGCACAGGACGCCCCTGGTAATAGCTGAAGTAGTGATTTACTGATGGCGGGTAGGGGAGTGTGAGCTCGGTAACCATCCCTGCTTCCTTTTACTGAAATAGAAAAAGCCGGGACGGAGCGAATGGCCGGTTTGCACCAACTCAGTCGCTTTGCCCGTCCCAGCCGCACCCGTGCGAACTCAAGCGGCAAACGATCAGAACGGCGTGTCCTCTGAAGATGGGGCTTCACCGTTCGAAGTGGCCGCCAGCCGAATGCGTCGATTGAAGTAGACGTTGGTGTAATCACCGCGAGTCCGCTTCGTGACTTCCAAGGTCACATCGAGCAGTTCTTCGAGTCGCCCAGATAGCTCACTGAACTTGGAAAGTTCCAGGCCCAGCGTTTTGAGATCGCCCTTCACGTAAGGGAGCGAGGCTTGCGTGATGACCGAATTCTTGAAGATGTGGCGGCCGGCTTGCGAGCCAGACATCACTTGCAAGTCGAACTTGATCATCGGGTCGCCCTTCTGACTTGATTCAAGCTTCACCGACTCGATGCGCGCTTGATACTTACCATCGGGGACCTCGTCGTACTCCGGTGCTTCCGCTGTCGCGAACTCATCATCGAACGACGACAAATCGACGGACTGGTTGGTGGTTTCGTATTCTTCGTAATCGCTCATTGCTTAACAGCCTTTCCTGCTGGGGTGCTGCCCGGAGTGGAAGTAGACGCAGCAGTGCCTTTGCCGGGCGTAGGGCTCTGTGCGGTTGAATTCAAAGCGGTGCCGCTGAATGCCGAATTGAAGGCGGCATAGTCGAGAGGCAGCATCTCGGGCAAGCGACCCGTGCGATCGCCAGCCTCGTAAGTTGGATGAGGCTTGGTTCGGAGCACTCGATCGACAACGAGATTGCCAGCAGCATCTTTGCGAGAGACCGAATCTCCATAGAGGATGATGTCGACCAGGCCCAACACGACGTTTCGAGCACGATCGGGCAAGCTCGGAGTGGTCTTGGTGTACTCGCCCGTTCTCGTTTCGATGGTCTTGTCGACTGCATGCGAAATGAGAATCAAGCCGTATGGCAGGCTGGCCAATCGAGTGAGCACACGATGCCATTCGTTCTTGACCAGAGCCCAGCCTTTACCATGGCCCATGTCGCCTTCGTACTCGATGCCATGCTTGGCACAGACATAGTCCGAGCACATCTTGAAAGCGTTGTCGACCGTGTCGATCACGAGCGTCTTGAAGTTGTGATCCCCTTTGGCAATTAGCTTGCAGGCTTCCAAGAACGCTTCCCACGAGTAGGTCGGCACCTTGAACACTTCCAAGTGATTGAGACCTGGTTCGCATTCAAAAAACATGGCCTCCGGGAACTGTGATGCGAACGAGCTCTTGCCGAGCTTTGGCACGCCGTAAAGTAAGATCGATTGCTTGGCCAAGTCCGTAGTCGGTTTGGTCTTGGCGGTTGGTAGAGTCATTGTCATGAACAAGGTTTCCTTTCAAATCAGAACTGAGGTGCTTCAGAATCAACACGAGATAGCTCTTCGTTAGGGAGAGCGATCTCGTACAGGTTGTCAGCGACGTTGGGATTGAATCCCGATTGGCAGTAAGCCAAGTACTCGCAAGGTCGTTGGTATGAGAAACAGTTCGATGTATTCAGCAGCCATTTGCCACGGCGACGGGCATCGAGGTACTGCTGGGTGATTTCCCAGACTTCGTCTTGCAACATGGCAAGTCGGTCTTCCGAGAGATAAATGAACTCGCGATGGAACGCCTCGGGACGTGAATACCATTCGGTGAGCCGAGCTTGGAACTCATCGTCGGTCTCGGGCATCTGCCGCTTGGCGGTTGATTTGCCGCTCTTATTCTTGGCGGCGAGTTCCGCGTGGCGAACTTCGTACTCTTCCTGCGTCTCGCCTTTGCCTTGCTTAAGCCGACTCTTGAGAAGCACGTTGTAGATCACGCCGACGATCGGATAGCCAAGTTCCCGCAGGTAGTAGCAATACAATGCGATCTGCGTATCGGTCCACAACTTGTCGAGATAACTCGCATCAACGGTTGATGCCGTTTTATGCTCAAGCAGATACAAGCCATCGTGGCAACGAACGATGCCGTCGACCTTGCCGGCGATACGGAACGTCTGACTCTGCCGGCCAGTATCGGGATTGCGGATCTCGCCGACGAACTCCTTCTCAACTTCGACAACTTCGAAATCCTCAGTTGCGTAACGTTCGGCGTAGCCATGCATCATCGCGGTCGCCAAATGCCACTGAACCATGTGGTTCAGGTCGGAAACGCGATTCTCGAAGGCATCGTCAATGTATGCGAGCACCTCGCTAAGTCGCGACTCGGTATCCCGTGACCGATACCAAAGCTCGATCGCCGTATGGATCACACTACCGAACGACAACGCCTCCGCACGCTCACGCGGCCGCAGGTTATCGAGATAACGATTCTTGTACTTGCGAGGACAATTGCGAAACGTATTCAGCGCTGAATAGGTCAGCAGCGCCTTGTCGTTCGCTTCAGTTTGGGTAGTGACTTGTGACATGGGTGCTTGGGGTTAACAGTCTTGAGGTGCTTTGTTGAGTAAATCGGTGCCTAGAAGAAGTTCATCTCGTAGGTGTCTTGTTCTTCGATCAGATTCCCGTTGAGGCGTTTTGCGCCTCGTTCGCGAGCCAGCTGTGCTTCACTCACTTTCAGCGACGCATTGATCTGCGAGCACTTCTTGCAAATGCGGTTAGCTGCACTCTTGGAACGAAACGTTTCGTTGCACTTCAGGCACTTCCGATCACCGGGTTCATGGGGTAAAGGTCGTGTTGACATCGCCTGCGGATCTTTCAGCGAGGAGGTCGAAGAGGGATGGGTGACAGGTTCTGAATCAAACCGTGTCGACGGACTCGACCTCGAAGTTGCCTTCGCGATCGCTGGTCACCAGATAGTGCTGGTGCGAGATGTTTGCGACGAATCGGCTTTCACGAGGAAGCGCTTCGCGAATGGTCTGGCAGGATTCGTTGAATTCGTTAGAAGCGGCTTCGAAGCGTTCGACGGCTCGCAGGTATCGCTGCAAAGCGAGCGAGACGGTGACTCGTTGTTCGATATTCATGGTGGGTGCGCTCATTAAGTGATGTCCTTCTACTGCTGGTGACCTGTGTTGGCTGAAACTTGCTCTCTCTATCTGTTGGAATACCCGGTACCCGGGTGAGTTGACGGTTACGAATCCAGATATCTGTCAAATCCCGCTTCTTCAAAGAGCTTGCGGATCTGCAACATCCAGTCGTTGAGCGTGGTGCGAGGGATGCCGAGATCGCGAGAAATCTCGGTGATCGACTGGTTTTGACGGCGACGGAGAATGTCTTGGTATTTCTCCGGTAGCTTCGATATGAACGTTGACAAATCCATGCGAAGGTCGTTGAGCTCTTCCTCGCCAAGGCGACGCTCACGTCCCAACCGTCGGTCTTGATCTTGGTGGTGTAAGGTCTGGGACATTTCGACCTGACCGCCGTCATCACCGCGGACGCTCTTGCTGAGACTGACGCGGCCGGCGGTCGCACGCTTTGATACCGAGCGATCGCGAACCACGTTGGCCAGGTGACGTTGCACCACGGTGCAAACGTACGGGTAGAGATGGCCAACTGATGGGTCGTAGAGTCGAAGGCTCTTCGTCGCTCGGACGTAGACCTCCTGGACCAGATCACTACGATCCTGCTGGGTGAAGTCGGACTTGGCGATCAGCTTTCCAACTTGACGATTGATGACACTGCGAACGAAATTGTCATCGGCGAGATTGATAGAATGGTTGTCTGACACGGACGGACCTCCTGGTTGAGGCCCCACAGGCGACAGGTCCGAGAGTTAAAGCCTGTGAGGCCCGCCCGCTCGTTTGCGGGCTGTTTCCTGATGTGAATCAGACCTGTCGTCCGCTACTGGCGAAAATTCCCAAAACGGCCTGGGAAAGAAGAAAATTCCCATTCGTCGCCACAGGAAACCCTGGAATTTACGGGCTAAACGCAGTGAGAAATTTGATAAAATTCCAGTAGTAGGGTTTTGGGAAATTCCCAAAATTCCCAGTAGAGAAGTGGGAGGCAACCGCGTGAAGTTCGGATTTCGCAAACCATCGCTGAAGAAAAGAATCGCGGCGCGCACGTCCGTAAAGAGAGCGATTCGCCATCGCCTGGGACTCAAAGCGCCAAGAGGCTGGGGATGGCTAACTAATCCCCGCAAGGCCGCCTACAACCGCGTGTACAACAGAACGACTCGCGGTTGTTTAGTTCTGATTATGGCAGCCGGCGCAGCGACGATTTCACCATTCGTCTTGTTGACGATTTGGTTGATTCGCTGAAGAGAACGAGTGCTCCCAGTCCTCGGGATGCAATTTGAATACGCATCTCCAGCCCTTTCTATCGTCGGTAAGCTCGATCGGCTCGCCCTCGATGTCAAAGAACTGTTGAAGCGACTTGTTAAGCAATTCCCGCTGCTTACGATTCTTTCGGCAGGCGTCAGGAGAGAGCCAGGTCATCATGCCATGTTCTCTAGCAAACTTAAGAAGCAGCTCCCACTGCTTGCTGGGTTTACCACTTCGTGAATCAACCAACCCCAGCTGAGAGTAGGTCAACACTTGTCGCTGGTCGCGGATGACCACGCTGATCTTCTCGGTGTCGCTGAAACGCATCTCGACATCGCTCCAGCGGCTACCGCTTGGAGTTGGGAATCGACCAGTCACGGTTTTCGCCTGTGGCATCAGTCGATCACGGAACGCGACCAACTGCTGACGCGCCCATGGCGACAAGCTCCACTCGCCATCGTCGCTGAACAACAAGGCTTGATCGAGCGGAACCACGAGAGATCCTCTCGAGTCCAACATCTTCTCGTTGCGACTACTCAGCATCCGTTTCGAAGTGAGAAACAAGACGAATGGTCGCTGAAACTCTGCCAAGAACGCATCGATGCACCAATCAAGCCGGCGTGGATCGCTGACTTTCGCCAGGAACAACGAGAACCCCGATCCATTGGGATTCCCGTAGTGACCAAGCCTGTATCGATACATCGGGCCTCCGAGACGTTCGAATGCCATGTCATATCCAACTAGCGAAGCCAGCTCTGCGGCGAGCTTGCCAAAGCTGAACTCGTAGCAAACGATGTCGCGGCGATCGATCGGAACATACTCTTCGGTCTTCTCGTTGTAGCCTTCGAAGACACCATCTTCGACCTCGACAATTTCCAGCCACTCGTACGGACGACCTGGAACAGGCAGCGCCGCAGCGAGGTCTTTGATCGGCACGAGGAGTTCACGGTGCGAATCAAATGCATCGCCGAGCAACAGCCGCCAGCTCAGATGGGAGGTCGCCACATCGTTTAGCTGCTCAAGTGCTTGCCAGGGCTGGCTCATGGCGAGTCCTCCTCGGCAATTGCTTCGAGATGATGAATCCGCGCTGGGTAAGCCAAGCTTCGATGGTCGACGACATTCGACCACGACTGTAGATGGCAACATTAGGAGGACGAACTGTGATCGCCAATTCGGTCTTGCGTCCCTCAAGCTCCATCTTGAACGTTGCGGAGATCAAACGCCTCTCGATGCGAATATTCTTGTTTTTCGCCTGCGCCCAATCAAGTAAATCGTTACCCTTGCGAATAGTTATGACGCCGTAACGATCATCCGGGTCACCAAGCCAAAGCTCGATCATTCGAACATCGCGGACGCCCTCAATATCGCCAGGCACCAGCGCATCAAACTCGAATTCGCGAAGAGGATCGAGCGTGTACTTCACGCCAGTTGGAAACAGGTTCTCGTTGCCGAACATATGCTTGCCCAGGAGACGGCAGTACAGGGCTTTTTCCCTCGATGTCTTGGCATTGACCCGCAACTCTCCAAACTCACGGTTGTAGATGGCTGAGGCGCTCTGCACTGGCCAGAACGACTGAAATCCGAACCGACCATTTTCTACAACCGTCTGTCGTCGAAAAAGGCTTCCGTGCATGATGGAGAATTCGACCTCCTCGTCATTCTCAAAGACTTCAACCTTCGTTCCCTGAGCGCGGAATCGCTCCACGTGCCAGGAATCGATGTCTCGTTCCAGTTGCTGAAGCGTCTCCTCTGCGGGCGTCACAAACTTCGGAGCGGTGGTCTGGCTCGCTTGAAAATAGTCGTACGAGCGAACTCGCTTGATCCGAGACAACGCATGGGTCTGGACCAACTTCTCGCGATTCGACAGCCACGCCGCCGTGACGATGTCGGCCGAAGAATGCTTCCCTCCAGGAGCGATTCCAAGGGTTTCGGCTGGAACTCGGTCGAGCAACAGGTCGACAGCAACCGTGTTGGCTAGTTCGTCAATCAAAGAGATCGCGTCCAGCAAGTCTGCTGGCGTTTCTCGATCGGCTTTGGCTATCTCGCGTATGACCGCTTGGCAATCGATCGAGCCTGGGGCTTCGATCGGGACAAACCGATTTGCAAAGAAATCGGCATATGGGTGGAGCAGAGCGAACAATCGCTCGGGATCGATCGATTCCAAAACACCGGGGCGCGACAGGCGCGAAATTCGAACTGCGGTCATGTTGCAAACCTTGAAAATCAATTAGCCATACCAATCCTTCATTGATTAAAACGTCAAGCGATCCAAACGACTGACGCACAAAAAGTGCGATTGGCAGGGGCTGGCCTACGGCTTCCACCGTGCAAATTCCTAGCGTGGGCATCCCATCCGCCAGTCCATGACCGTTGTCCTGAGTGATTCCATCCAGGCCAAGCCACTGCCAATCGCGAATGCTATCATCCCGATGGCTGTGACACGTTAGGTCACAGCTCCTGCGAATCGGGAAATTTTTTCCATTTCATCTGCTAGCAAAGCCGATTCGGCAATTCTTGCGCTTTCGCCCGTCGTTTGGGTCGTCATTCGGGTATTCCAACAGAAGGGCGCTGAACCTTCGATTGCGGGTAAAATGGCGGATGTCGCCCAACTTTTGCTGCATTGGTCAATGCGTACGCACCCAAGTGTCCAGGACTCCCCAACCTGCCGGATACCTGCAGGAACAATGGCAAGAGCAATAGGGTGACCAAACTTGTCACAGGCCACCAAAAAATGTACTTACTCCAATGCGAATCGCAGCGGAGATAATTTTCGAGGACCGAATAAATGAGCACTAACTCCAAAATCGAGTGGACGGACACGACCTGGAACCCGGTTCGTGGTTGCACAAAGATTAGTGCCGGCTGCAAGCACTGTTATGCAGAAACATTTGCAGAGCGGTTTCGCGGCGTCCCAGGCAATCCGTTTGAGTTCGGATTCGACCTTCGTCTAGTGCCACACAAATTACCAGAGCCGTTTCAATGGACGAAACCGCAAATGGTCTTCGTCAACTCGATGAGCGATCTGTTCCACGAAGATGTCCCAGACGACTACATCGTTCAAGTTGCCCAAGTGATGACAACGGCGAACTGGCACATTTACCAGGTGTTGACCAAGCGGGCCGATCGTTTGCGAGATCTTCTGCAAACCAAGTTGAGATTTGCAGCAAACTTGGAACATATCTGGTGGGGAACAAGCGTCGAGAATAAGAAGTCAGGTGTACCGAGAATTCAGCAATTGCGTGATGCAAAAGCAAAGATGAATTTCCTTTCGATTGAGCCGCTCCTTGAAGACTTGGGCAAACTCAATCTGAAAGGCATGCAGTGGGTAATTGTCGGCGGAGAGAGCGGCAACGGAGCTAGGCCGATGCAAGTAGAGTGGGTCACCTCGATCCGAGAACAGTGCGCTAAACAGAATGTCCCATTCTTCTTCAAGCAGTGGGGAGGCGTACGGAAAGCTAGATATGGTCGCGAATTGGATGGCAGAACCTACGATGAGTATCCAACTGTGAATCGTCAGCCAATCCCACCCCTTGCGGTCCGTCGTGGTTTAGAGGCAGGCCTAATGCTGCCACGAGACACTCGCTCGACAGTTGCAGCAATCGCTTAGGGGCGAAGAATGTCTTGCGCCATTCGCACAGCAGTCGGCGCGCCCCTCTCATTGCCGACGGCAAAACAGAGCAGGTAGATCGGCATACCTCGAGAATTGCATAGCAGCAAAGGGTTCTTGGCTACACTCTCGAAAACCGAGCCCAAGCGTTCAAGGAAGTACGCTTGGATATCTGCGAAGTCCGCGACCTTCGTCTCAAGCTCTTCATCGCCAAACAGCGACTGCTGAACGGACTTCTTGTAAAATCGTTGACGCCACGCATCTTCACCAAATGTTCGTGTCAGTGCATTCGCCCAACCTTCTGGCGGAAGTTTTCGATTAATGAGCAATCGGTTCACGGCCTGGCCGATCGGAAACAGCATCCACAAATCGATTGCTTTAGTTGCCGCGATTGCCTCAATCGTTGACCAATTGACTTGCATTCCATACGGATCGAGGAATACAACGGCGCGATGTCTCTGCCAGTCGGTTTGTGCGCACCAGTTTGTTAAAACGGTATTGGCATCCCCATGTTCGATCAGCATACTGGTTGCGCGACCAGGATAAAGAGCCTTCAGTTTTTCTAATTCGGCGACACGTTTCTTACTGTGCTCGATGAAGAGATAACGGTCGAAACCGGGCTCCACTTCGAGTGCGATTCTTGAACTTCCCTTTTGTAGTTCAATGAAATCAGGGTCGGATTCGACGTCAAGCAATGGAGTTTCAGATAGCTCAGGGATATTCGAGTCCATCCGATCCCCGGTCCCTGCAAAAGCATCAACGAAGTATGTCGTGAAATATCTTGCTCGCTCGTTAGCATGGAAAATTGTCGTGTATGCCTGTAGATACTTGCTGACACGCTCGAGCTTTTCACGGGTCCATTCTCCACCAAAAATATGCTCATTCATATTCAATCCCTGAGTTGTTCAGTCGTCTTCGCTCTCAGGCTCAGCAAACTCCAAGAAACTATGCTCACGCAACGTCTTGCGACTAAGGTCATTGAGACTTGCGGCTCCGATACCACCATCTACCGGGACGATTTCCAGTTGTTCCATTGAGGCTAGCGACTGAAGTTTCTCCCGCAAGAACGAGTCACCGATCTTCTGCCCGAAGAATGGTTCGTTGATGATGTCAGCATAATTGACGTAGGAATGTTCGTGTGATTGTAATGATTCAATTCGCCGAAGTATCAGCACATACCAAAGTTGATCTGCCGCGTCGAATCCTTCTTTGGTCAATCGGAACACTTCACCCTTGTAACTCGAGTCCTTCGCAAAACCGCATTTCTCCAGTTGTTCAAGTCCACTTTCCCATCTGGCTTCGGACCTTTCATCGCCGGGACGATTTAGACATTTTCCACCAGCAGAGAGCACATGGCCTCTCCGCATGGAGCTATTCAGCGTCACCGAAGGACGCGCTGACATCGATGCGGCCACAAGGATTGTGTTTGCCTCGGGGACGAATACCACTTCAACCTTTCGGGTTACTTCATCGGAAACCGCAATAAATTCATCTCCTCCGAGAATCTGGTTCATGGCAAGGTCTAGCTGATGGCGAAACAATGATCCGAATTCAGCGACTTCGGTGTATGGCGTATACAAACCATTGCCCTTGATTGAGTCTTTAAAATCACGAACCGCTTGGACTTGAGGTAGGTCTGCAGAGTTTGGTAGAGCGCGGTCACAAAAGAAGATCAGGACTCTCTCAGGGCCTTTCTTATCGGAAAACTCTCGAATCTCCTGAACGGTTCCTGAAAGATCCGAGTTCGTAGGAGTCCCGAGTCTCGACCAAAGGATGGCTACAAGCAAATCACATCGGTCGAGAAGCTGGCCGTTGATAAGGTCTTGAGGATGCCCGCCTTGCACTGCATGGGAATGCGTCTCGACGCGCACCGGTTCGATCAGAACAGACCGAGACATCGAATGGGCTGCATTCCAGTTGTGGATCATGCGACACGTTTCGTCACGCTCTTGGTGCACATCACCAGGGCTAGCGATAAATAATCGAATAAAGGTACCGCTCTGCATCTACTTTCCCCGTCGCTTCATGCTCGCTGTTTCCATATCAAACACATAGTCGCTAATCGATCCATCCTTGATTCGCTCGACAACTTCTTCGACCACTGGCAGTGGAACAAGGAACCACTCGCGAGGTTGAACCTTCCCGCCGAATCGATCGGCTAACGCTAGGTCAATACGAGCGCGTGCGAGGAACTTGTGAAGCAGGGATTCAAACGCCTTGCAGTTGATGTTCGCTAATCGGTAGACCGCTACCAACTCTACGGCGGCGAAGAGATACGTCGTTTCCTTCTTGGCGTTGGACACTCGCTTCTCGGGATCGCCGGTGGTGAGCCCGATCTTGTGTAGCAGTTCGCGGTTCTCTTGCACGAATGGATTGTCGGAGAGACTTCGTGCCACGTAGATCGCACCAGACTCGCAGTCGCCGTCCTCCATGACATTGGAGAAGAGCGGGCCTAAGTCGCTAAAGTCTTCTTCAATCTCGGCTTGTTGCGGTACTATTCGCCGGCTGTTTTCGTCTTTGTTTAGCGCGCGTCGCAATGAACGAAGTAATAAGTCTGACTCGGTACCATTGTCGAAGATGACTCGTAGGCGTCGATCACGTTCGCCGTGTTCAGGAGTGAACCACTCACCTGTCTCTGCGACCAGTGCCTTCTGGCCATCCACGATGAACCAGTCGCCCTTGCGTATTTGAGATCGACTGCTGGTCTTGAACAACTCGGTCGATTGACGTCCGGTTTCTAGATCAGCCTGAACTGCTTCGAAGTCTAGCCGAAAAGCGTCAAAGTCTTCGCACGGCTTGCGCTGGGCAACTTCTTCAGGGACGTTTCGCTCGGCATTGCGCTCGGTCGCGGAACGAACGTGCTTCATCGTCGTGATATCATCTTCTGAGGGGCTAACGCCGAGTGCTTCCAAGAGTTCGTCGTCGCTGTCCAGCTCGTACTCTTCAGATGGCTCACTGACGCGATCTGTCAGTATTCCGTCCGCATCCATGGGCCTCAGAAGATCCAGGCAGTCGGCATTGCCACGAATTCGGTCTAGCCGAACTGCATACAAGCGTTCGAAGATATCTCGGCCTTCACCGTGCTGAGGAAGCCGTTCGTGCTCTCGATAGAAGCGCTGAATGTCTTCGAACCCCGCGATGATCCGCTCTTGCTTGGCCGTGTAGGTCTGATCCTGCTTGATTTCGGTCTCAACACCAAGCTCAGCCAAAAGCGCATCATCGTCATCCGTAAATGCCGCTTCCCTCGTCTTCTTTTTAGCCACTTGCCTTCTCCTGTTTCATTCGCGCCAGGAATGCGATGCCCTCTGCCATGCGTCGCTCCCACGCATCTTGGCTGGTGATCGAAGGCAGTCGACCGCGTTCGTTCTTGAACTTCAAGGCACGTTTCGCTAGATCGCGAGCCTCTTCGGGTGTCAGCTGAACTCGCCGGCCAGCGATCGCTGACTGGACTTGCCGAAGTCGCTCTTCGTTCATCGTCTTGGCGAGAATGTTGTATGCCTCGCCGAAGGGATTGATCGAATCGATTAAATCGACGTTCAAATCTCGCACATCGGTTACATAGCGGCGAATCCCGTCGATCAGCGCCGTGTTCGAAGTTGCACCACTGCCACTCGCTTTCTTGCCACCCATCTGAATCAGATTAAGGGCTGCAACGGCGCGCTGCCGAATGGCCTCTTGGTCTTGCTCAGACAAGTCGGGGTACTTGTCGCGAATGATCTTACCCATTCGCTGCTGAGTTGTTTCCTGAGGTGGAAGCTCGTCATTGAACAAGCCATCCTGGACGGTGCGAGTGTCTTGAACGAAGGAAGCCAGAACCTCGTTGAGGTCCTCACGGCAGATTCTGGTTGCTTCGTCACTCTCGGGTTCGATGAGCCCATTTATTTCAATCTGAACACCGCCAGTCGCAGGGTCCACGCCAACATTGCAACCACCATGATCGTATCCGTCAGTTCCGTAGTCCAACCCAGGCTGAGGTCCGCTCGGAACGTTGGGGCCGTTCGGTACGTTGGCTGGCGTCTTTGGACGGAACTCGAAACGAGGTGCGAGCACTTGTTCCATCAGCAAACTAGCGGCGATCGCTTTGAGTGTGTCGTTGACCGCCTCGGTAACAGCTTGCTCACCTGCGTCCGGCTCGGCGATCAAGTTAGTGAATCTGGCCTTTGTCTTGCCGACAGCATCGCGTGTCGCTCGACCAATGATTTGCACGATTTCAGTCAAGCTACTACGGTAACCGATGGTCAGGGCATGTTCGCACCAAATCCAATCGAAACCCTCTTTGGCCATCCCCAAGGCGATAATGATGTCAACATGATCTCGATTCTCGCGACCTACTGGATCACGAAGCGCCGCTGCAACCTTCTCGCGTTTGATCGGTTCATCGTCCACGAGATCCGCAATTCGCAGAGTTCGTCCTGTCGACGTTTTCACAAGCTGAAAACCGGTGGCGTCATCGGTGCCCAGCCACTCACCTAGGGTCTCAAGTATGTGCTCAACTTCTTTGTGCTTGTCTTGAGTGCTTTCGCGGCTGTTAACATTCGGGATGTGAATGATCGTCTTTTCGTTCTCGTCGAGAACCTTTGGCAGATCGTCGAGGTAGCTGCCAGAATAGAAGTAGTAGCCAATGTCCAACTGCTTCAGATGCTTATAGCCGCTGAGCTGCTCGTAGTAAGTGTACGTCACCGTCGCAAATCGCCGCTCATCTTCAGGCATCAGCACGGCAGCAGCATCGCCACGGAAGTAGCTGCCTGTCATGGCGATCAGGTGTGTCTTGTCGCGCTCGATCAATTGTCGCACGAATTCGCCTAGTCGATTGTCGTCACTCACCGATACGTGGTGAAACTCGTCGACGGCAATAAGGCGATCATCAAAGGCTTCAACGCCGAACTTTTCAAATGCAAAACGGAACGTGGCGTGTGTGCATACCAACAAGCGATCTTCGGAAGCGAGAAAGCGCCCAAGTGCTTCAACCTTCCCACCGTCTGTACCAGGCGCGTTGCAAAGGTTCCATTGTGGGGCGATAGTCCAGTCGGTGAAGAAGCCATCCTTGGCGAGCTGAGTGTTACCAAAGCTCGCACCAATCGACTTTTCAGGAACGACTACGATCGCCTGCTTCAGGTTTTGGCGATGCAGCTTGTCGAGAGCCACGAACATGAGCGCTCGACTCTTACCCGAGGCTGGCGGCGACTTGAGCAGCAGGTACTGCTCGCCACGAAACTGCCAGACGCGTTGCTGCATGGCTCGCATTCCCATCGCGTTGGACGTGATGGATTGGCCACTACCGGCATAGCTGACACTGACGCCAGGCATCGTTTTTGGCTTTTGTTCACTCATGGGGTATTTGTCCTCGATGGCTGTCTGGCATTGTGTAGGGTGGAACTGTCGATGATTTCTTGTTAGTTGCTCCGCTTGGGTATTGAAAGCTCATTTCATCCCTCTCTTCTTCGCCGTCATCTCAGTGTAGAGCTGGAATAGAGTTTCGAGCCGTTCGGTGTCGTTTTTAAAGCGACGACCAACGTAGATACGTTCGAGAATTTCATCGTTGCGATCGTGAGCAGCTCGTAGATCGTCCGGCATTGAGTCTGGGTCGTAGAGCTCCGCTAATGTCGCTGGCCAACGGGCCTCGCGGGCGAGGAGAATGTCCTCAGCACACACTGTCAAATCTGTCTTGTTGGCGTCGGTGAGTGGAGGGACAGGAAAGGTGTTCCATCCAAGAGTGTTTGAATATGAGTAGTCTGTTCTCAGCCGTCCGCATACAGTTGCGATCCAAGCAAGATGCAATCTCGATACGAGAATGGACAACATCCACAGCGGACCATTGGGTGCGTAGCATGCTTTGTTTGTCGGAATGACATCGTCCACTGCAACTCCCGCGGGAAAGAACTCGCGATCTTCTGAGCTTACAAGTGGCACAAAAATCTTAAATTGGTCATCTCCCTTGAACTCACGGAACTGATGCGGGCGTGCTGCGAGCTTGTTTACCGACGCATCGGTAGTTGCAAGACGGTCAGCCTTAACATTTTCAATGCGAGTCGCGATTTCGGGAAATGCATGTGCTTCCTCGACGTCACTATTGCTAATCCAGAGACAATACCTAATCTTGCCATTAATAAACTCACTTGAGCCGATAAACTTTTTGAAGAGCCGTTCAGGAACACCGCGCCCACTCAGATCGCGGTATTCATCTGGCGACACAATCAAACCTTCGGACTTCGAATAGTAAACACCGTACTCGAGCGCCGCCTCCACGAATTGTGGATTCTTAGAAGCCTGAACAATCTCCACCTCGTGGGATGTTAAATAAGGATTTATGTGCTCGGCGCTAACTACTTGATCGCCGTGGAAAAGTAGTTTCTGTCCATTTGACTTCAAACGAAGGCCAGTGATCACGACGGTCACGCCTGCGTTGTGACTCGCAAGGTTATTCCATTTAAAAGAAGTGTGTGCGAAATTGATTTCCAATCCCATCTGCAGAATGATTTGCCAAGTTATCGGTACTTGCTGGCCTTGACATATGCTGTTTGTCGCAACGAACGCAAAAGCTGCTTGGCTTCGTTTGCTGAACTCTGCAGCCTTGAGGAACCAGGCACCTACGTAGTCAACATTCTTCCATTTGGATGTCTTGGTTTCGAAAAGCTGTTTTAGGTCATCTTTCTGCTCTTGTGACTGTTTTCGTGTTCCAGTAAACGGGGGATTGCCACAGATATACGTTTCCCCCCCTTCGTTCTCAAAATCGATCTCGATTTGATCAAGTGGAGTTTGGAAAAGGTCATCCTCTAATAGCTTGATGCCTCCTGTTCCTGTCGGCGGACAAACCTTTAACCAATCCAAACGAAGCGCATTGCCATATGTGATCCAGTTCTCTTTGTTGAGAGGCAGGAACTCGGCAAGCGCCAAGCGTTGACCTCGATAAAGTTCGTCGCATTGATACTCGGCAATGATGAGTGCCAAGCGAGCAATTTCAACTGCGAAGTGTCGCAGCTCGATTCCGCGAAAATTGGTGAGCGGAATCTCCGAGGCACGATCCGGCTCGCCACGCAGAATATTGATCTCGGCTTCAATCTTGCGCATCTCTTTGTACGCAATGACTAGGAAATTGCCGCTTCCGCAAGCTGGATCGAAGACGCGAATGCGAGCCAATCGCTTGCGAAGATTGAGTAGCTTACGCGGATTCTTGCCAGCTTCTTTTAACTGCGCATGCAAGTCATCAAGGAACAGCGGATTCAGCACCTTTAAGATGTTCGGTACACTCGTGTAGTGCATGCCCAACGCGCCACGCTCCTCGTCGTCGGCAACAGCTTGAATCATCGAACCAAAGATATCGGGATTGATCTGTGTCCAATCGAGCGAGCCAATGTGCAACAGATAAGACCGAGCGATCTGCGTGAACTTTGGAACCGTACCTCGCTCGGACGTTGAGCCGTTACTTCCAAACAATCCTCCGTTGACGTACGGGAACTGGCCCGCCCATGGACGCAGCTTGGCTGCGTCGCGTACATTCGTCGGCACATCCATAGCGCGGAAGACCTCGGCAAGAACAAAATCCGTGTTCTCGCCGCTCGGATCGCTCATCTGGCGAACTGTCTCGGTGAAGAGCGCGTTCCCGTTGAAGATCCCGGTATCTTCCGCGAAGAAGCAAAAGATCAATCTCGCGAAAAAATGGTTGAGTTCTTCCCGCCGCTCGTCCCCGTCCCAGTCCGGATTGTTGCGCAGCAGTTCGACGTACAAGCGATTCAGTCGCCCAGTGGCCTTGATATCGAAGGCGTTCTCGCGGATCTGCCGTACGGTCGAGATCCCCGCGAGCTCGAGGAAGTAACCAAAGTGGTCAGCCAGTTCCTTGAACTCGCACACCAATGGCGGCTCTTCCGAATTCAGGCACTCCGCGTGAATCGTATTCCCATCCGTTGCCAGCGCGAACTTCGCTTTGTGTTTGCCTGAAGCAGGGCTGTCAACAAGACGCTTCAGTAGGCCAGCAACTGCGTCGGGGCCACCTGCAGAGCACGTGGCGATGTGAATGTTGTTCCGCTGAAGTACGGAATGAATTCCGTCGCCTGCCACGTCCGTCTTGTTCGTCGAGTTCTTTCCGACGCTGCGTAGTCGCTGAAGGGTCGCAGTCTTGTTGCCGAACGCCTCCAAGAATGCGTACGAGAACTCAGCCGCGTTGAACGACTCTTCGACCAGCTTACTGACTGCTTCTTCGATCTCGACCGCGTTCAACCGTTCGCTCCATCAATTGGGTGATTGTGAGAAATGACCTCCAAGCATAGCCACATGTTGCCTGCAAGCTGCTACAATCGTACAATGCTAGCCTCACTGGAACAAGCAGGGAATGAAGATGAACAAGTTCGGCGACCGAATTCGTGAACTCCGCAAGGCAAAAGGCTATTCCCTCCGCCAACTGGCTCCGTTGGTCGGCGTCGGGTTTTCGTATCTGAGCAAAGTCGAGAACGACAAACTCGACTTCGAGGGCACTGCGTCCGAGTCGCTGATCCACCGCCTTGCGGACGTCCTGGAGGCGGACGAAGAGGAGCTATTGCTGCTCGCCCACCACGTCCCCAAGCGCATTGCTGACCGGATTCTTGAACAGCCAGAAGTGTTCCGAACCCTTGCATCACTAGATGCTGAGGAGCTTGAGCGATTCGCGAGCCGACATACGAGAGTGCCTAGATGAGTGACGTTGCCGCTGCTACTTACTTTTTCTTGACCGTACGCTCTGATGCAACAAGCCCACCATCGGTGTTTTATTACGCTGACGATGAATGGATGGCCATCGAGCTTTGTAAGCTGTTCAAGTCTGAGTTTGGGCAGTTTTGTGATCACGAGTTTTCCCGCATGGTAGTCAGTGCGGACGATACGACTCAGCTTGTGCGACTTCGTACTGCCGTCGACGAGGTGTCGCTATACCAAGATCCAGATCCAGGTACTTACGATCCCGAACCGACACAGGAATTACTACAACTAGCCAACTATTACTCGCGTGCGACCCAGTGGGAATCACTGCTTGAGAACTTGCGAAAGCAAGAACCAAAAGAATCTCGAACGAATGGTCCAAAACAAGGTGCGGCTACCGCGACCGGAGAACTTGACATTCAATCGCTTGAGCGTGTTCGAACCTTGCTTGAGAAGCATCGATTGATGTTTCTCTATTTTGCAGTACCCAAACAGATCAATCCGCTAGCGACGGGAAACAAGTGGCAGCTAGATTGCCTAAAGCCCGATCAATTTCCAAAGTTCAAAAGTGATGAAATTGATGATGACGGGGAGTTTCTCTTCACTTACCGACGGCGACTCGAACAGTTCGTTCAAACGTGCTATAGCAAGTTTGGAAGCGGTGCCGGAAGCAAGCCACGGGTGCTAACAGAAGACTGTACCGTAGTGGATGTTGAAGGTGGTTCACTACCAGCCTGGTACCTTGACGATGGTGCCTGTGTCTACCTTGATGAGTCTGCGGAACAGATTCTTGCGAGCATGCGCGATGCCGTACGTAAAGGGCAAAGTCGACTGCTCCAGCCATTTATCAAGGCCATTAAGGACGCTCTGCACGACCAAGGTAAGTCCAAGTGGTATGCGTCCGAGCCAGTTCGATGGGAGTATGTGTCTCGCCTGGATTCAATCCTGCATGAATTGAGGACGTTCGAGCTAGAACAACCGAGCATGAATAAGGCTGCAACCGCAGAGGAGGTTAAAGATCCCACGCTGGACGACGCTGCAGGTTCGCCTGATGTCAGCGCTGAAGATTTGCTCAAGGGAATCCCCGAGGAGGACGATCGCAACTCTGGATTGATTCTTCTGATGTTATTTGCTCAAGCATATTACAAGATGCTTGAAGCAACAACTTCCCTGTCTGATTGGCTGACGGCAATGGACCTGGGGCTCAATCATTCCTACATATGGACCGTTCAAAACCTGACCAACTTACTCAAAAACAATAAGCATCTAAGCGACTTCCCAGAAAAGTTCGAACCCATGTTCGACGATCTATATCCAACAACAATCACTGATGTCGAATGGCAGTTGATGGTCGCTCCGCATGCTGATGGCTTTCTTGCAGCAGTTCAGCGATATGTGCTGAAGAAGGGGACCTACGATCCGGAAGAGGGTTCACCGGCTTGGATCATGGTGCAACTTTTCCGGCCCGGAGTGGAGACGGCGATTGAACGGGCCGAGAATTACAATCGACGTTTGTGCAAAGCACGCCAAAGGATGTTCGACAGCCCAGGAGCAGTGCAGGCTGGTGCAGCTAGTTCTGAAGACGTGACGAATGCGCAAAAAGTCGACAATGCAAGCGGAACCCAGGCGTCTGCGACCCACTTTGGGTTTACATCTCTAGCCGATCGAAAATGGTCCGAGTTGACGATTCGGTTTCTCAATTCCGAAACTGTATCCGTAAAACTACTAGATAAATCTGCTAAGTTGACCTATTCCGACCTTGGAATGATTGATGGACGATCAAGGGGACCAACGAAACAGTGGTATTTGCTAGAGGCATTTGCGAGGGACAGAGGTGAACTGACTTGGACCAGTCCTTCCGCTAGTAGTGAAAACAGAAAACGCCGCAAATTGCTTAGCGACAACTTGAAGAGCTTCTTTGGCATTCAGGGCGAGCCTATTGTGTTGACGGAAGACAAAAAAGGCTGGCGCACTGTTTTCAATGTGTCCGAGTCATAGGTTAGGACTCGTATTGGCACTCGCCAACAGTGCGGCGACGTTTTTCAGACCAGCCACAAGTCGCTCTAGAACGTTAGTTAAGTCTATGACCTCTTGAGCTTGAATCCGTAGTCTTTGCCCTGGCAGGTATGTCTTGTCACCTGTCTTGTCAATGTACTTTTGGTCGACAATACCTTGGCAATGACCCAACTTGTGTCGTTTGTGGACCATTCCATTCAAGAAGTTAAGCTCTTTCACCGTGAGCATATCGGCATAACTCTTTCCGGTGGCCTCACTCCATTTCTGGGAAGCATCGTCGACTCGCTGAAAGAGATTCACGTCCACTTTGATTGTCGCTGCGTTCGGAAGTTCTTTGAATAATGCCTCAGTAACTCTCTGCATGGCGGTAATAAGATTTTCGATTTGGTCTTCGACAATCTGCTCAACAAGATTTGCCGCGAAATCATCATCATGGATCAAGCGAACGGATTCCGCGATCGTTGGAATCGCCTGAATTGCTTTGCGGCTCAGTTCCAACGTATGCTCAAAGTCTCGGATGGCTGAATTATGGCCGCACGCAGGACAGAAGTATCCATGACCGATAGTTGAGTACCTGGAACTACACGACGAGCACACAAAGTCTTGCCTAAGAACTTCATCGGCCTCCGGAGGTAGAACAACCTTTACGGGACTTGGAGTGTGCTTAAGCGACATCGAGATCGAAAACAAGCCAGAAGAGATTTTCGTTGGCCGACTTTTGCGTGCCGCGCGTCCAAGTGCTTCGTTTACCGCGTTACGGGCATACTCATTTGCAATTTCTTGGATGTAATCTTCTTGCCACTGTGTGTTGAATTCCTCCGGTGCAGCTGAACCGCCGCATTTTGGGCAATAGGCACACTCATCAGAAACCTTTTCGCGCCAGTCAACAAAAAGAACTTTGAAATTGCATTTGCAGGATCGCTTTGGGCAAACTCGATCGAAATAGCCCTTGTCATCTAGCGGCATGTCGATCTCAATTCGAACGCCGCCCGGTTGAACCATCTTAAGATTCTGAATTTCACGAATCAGGTCATCGAACATGTAACGCCTCCGTATCTGTTTACCTGCCGCGGGAAATTATAGCAGATATCATTGAAGCAAACTGGAGCGTTTCCTAGTCGGAAGCCGTATTCCGTCGTCTCCATTCATAACGCTGCTTTCGCCAGTCGTAGTCCGATGCGAGTCTCTGGAGTTCTTTGAGTTGTGGCGTGCGAAAAAGCTGTTTTGACGCTTCAAACTGAAGAAGGTCTTCCTGGATCTCTGTCGCGAGTAGCCGCAAGTTCATGATCTGCGTCACGCGTGCTCTGGTCACGTGCCCGAGGCGGGCAAGGTCAGCATAGTCGGCGACGACGCCTTCCCTGATTAGATCCTCGAAGTGTATCGCAAGAGCCATGTAGCGCGAGATGCGAGGTATGCGTTCGAGCGCTGGTTTGGGCTCGTCCGATGGGGCTGCCCCTTCGACGATTCGCTTCTTGGCTCCACGGCCGCGTTGCTTGATTGAGAACTGAAAGTCGACGCTTACTGGCTTGCTCATGATACGGCCTCCACGAGTTCAGGACGGTTCTCCATGGCGATCGTCTTGATACCATCGGGATGGAAGGTGATGGTCACGCGACCGGTCGCACCGTCGTAATCGATCTGCTGTACGATCAACTGTACGATCCTTGATTGCTCGCGGACTGTGAGCGATTCCCAGATCGGTTCGAAGCTAGTCAATGCGTTGACCACATCCTCGCGGGTTAGCGTCTGGGCCTGCAGCGCCGCCAGCTTCGCGCTGACGATCACATGCCGATGTTCGGCGCGACGAAGGCTTTCGTGCCAGTCAGCTAATTGCTCCAGAGAGGTTGCGTCGGGCAAGCCTGGCTTAATCTTGGGAGCGGCAACGCGGATGGCTTCGTTCCAATACTCCAGCTCTTTCACTAGCTCGTCCCGTTCGGCCACAAGTGCCCCCAGTTCGCGTTCGGATTGGACCTTGGCTTGTTCCACCACCTCGTCGACGAGCGCCGCGTCGTGGCCAACGTGGCGAATCTTGTCGACGACAAACTTCTCGATCTCGGCGGCCGGCACCGACTTGGACTTGCAGTTCTTCCAGCCTCGCTTCTGGGCCTTCATGCAAACGTAGTAACGGTAGCGTTTCGATCCGTTCTTGGTCGTATGTGTCGGCGTCATCGAACAGTCGCAGCAGGCACATCGCAGGATTCCTTTGAGCATCGCACCGAATTTGTTTCTCGCTTCGACGCCGCCTGTTCGACCGTTCCGTCTCAGAAGCGATTGAACCTTTTGCCAGACTTCCAATGAGATAATCGCGTCGTGCTCCCCTTCGTTCACTTCGTCTTTGTAGCCAAGCTTGCCGATGTAGGTCACGTTGGTGAGAAGTCGGAACAGCGTTGCTTTGGTAAACGGCGAGCCGCCCCGGAGCGTTCCCTTTTTTGTTTTCCATGACTTGTTGTTCCAGCCACGGCGATCGAGTTCGGCAATCGTCGCCATGATCGACTCGCGTTCCAAGTACAGGTCGTAGATCGCCCTGACTCTATTGGCCTCGACCTCGTTGATTCGAAGCTTGCCACCTTGCGGCTCGATGTCGTAGCCAAGCAGCGGCATGCCACCAGACCATTTGCCTTTACGCCGCGCCGCAGCGATCTTGTCGCGTGTTCGCTCCGAGATTAGTTCGCGTTCGAACTGGGCAAACGACAGCAGCACGTTGAGCATCAACCGACCCATCGAGTTGGTTGTGTTGAACTGCTGCGTCACGCTGACGAACGCGACCTGGTTGCGTTCGAAGACTTCGAGCATGCGAGCGAAGTCCATCAGCGAGCGGCTTAGTCGGTCGACCTTGTAGACCACCACGCAGTTCACCTTGCCAGCTTCGATGTCCGCCAGCAATTGCTTGAGCGCCGGACGATCCATATTGCCACCAGTGAAACCACCGTCGTCATAACGATCGGGCACGCAATGCCAGCCTTCCTGCGTTTGGCTTTTGATGTACGCTTCGGCGCATTCGCGTTGGGCGTCGAGCGAATTAAACTCCTTGTCGAGACCCTCGTCTGTGGACTTGCGGGTGTAGATCGCACAGTTCAATTGGCGATTGATGTTGGCCTTGTTCATTTGTCACCGCCTTTTTTGTTGAGCTTGAAGAAGTGGTATCCGTTGCAGTGCTGGCCAGTGATCTTCTTGGCCACAGCGCTGAGCGTCTTGTAGATCGCCCCCTCGTATTCGAAGCCGTTCTCTAGAACGAGCACCACGATTTTCTCGCCTTTGTAGACTCGCTCGATCTCTGATCTCGGCGGCGGGAGACGATTGTCTTCTTTTGGCTGAACGAAGCCGGTCACGGTGTCGCCCGCTGGCTTCGGTACCGGCTTGATGGCTTTGGGGGCGGTTGTACGGATGTCGGTGCCGCGAGCGAGTTCTGCGGCGCGACGCCTAGCCCGCTGTGAAATGTCGCCTTCGATATTGGCCTGCATCTTCCAAGCGATGCGTTTGACGAGCCACTGTTTGTTGCGGGTGTTGGTCGGCTCGCCCCATGTCTCTTCAAATTTCTCTCGCAGCTGCCCAACCGTCATGCGTTGGAGCAGAGCGACTTCTTTGTCGATGTCGATTAGCATTGATTTCTCCTGAAAAAACGGACTCACTGGTCGTTAACCACGTTGGTCACAGAGAGCACGCTTTCCGAAGAAACCTCAAGGCAAGCTGTTGGCAATTCTTCCGGATCGTCGTCGATTTCCGAATCCGGTATCGCCACACGCGATTTCATCCGAACGATGCCGGCCGCCAGAATTGCAGCGATTTCCGATCGCCGAGCCGGCGCGGACAGTGAAGAAGGGGGAACAGACGAGAGCAACTCGCACCTCCATGCTCAACGCCGCTATAATTGGCGGCTCGAAGACAGACATTCGCAGCCACAACAGCCGCGTCTATCTGTAGGAATACCCGGCGCGAGTTCGAAATGACGGAGTAGGGTGCGAAAGTAAACGCCTTTAGATCACTTGGTCTGCTATGATGTTGGGTGGATTTTTGATCAGCGTGAGACGGTTCGAGACAGAATGTAAATTTGCATTCTGTGGGGCATCTATACCTCGAGGGACATGTGGCAGTTGCATCGGCTAACCAGCGAGCGAAAATTAGGAGGCGATTTGCAAAGTGTCCACTTAAGTGCCCAATCTACGCTGATACCGTTATCGAATCGCTGAGCGACTTCTTCGCGGTTTTTCATTCACTGCTCGACCCTGGGAAAGTCTTCTGGTTTCGCGGGCACTCAAAATTGAGCTATAGGCTTAGTCCGTCAGCGCTCAGGTACTCAACCGTCGACGCAAGAGATAAAGCCCTTGGGCTCGTCACAGAGATGAAGCGGTTCTTGGAGATGAAGCTTCCTCGACCGCCCGCGCCGGACGACGACCTCGGCTGGATGCAGGTTGCACAGCATTACGGCTTGCCTACGCGTCTTCTCGATTGGACTCAGAATGCCGCTGTAGCTCTCTTTTTTGCCTGCTGCTCAAATCAACAAGATGATGGATTGGTAGCCGTGATAAATCCGATCGAGCTCAACCAAGAGGTTGATGCAAGACTTCCTCGCGTGTTCACCTTTCAAAAAGATTCGGGTTTGATCAAGCCGTATCTAAAGATGGATGGCAGCGGATCAGCAAGAGGCAGGAGAACGATTGCCATCAACCCTACTTGGAACACCGAACGAATCGCAATGCAGCAGGGCGCGTTTACCTTGCACGGGAAGAGATTTGAAATCGACAGTAGCCAAGCAAGTTCGCTTATCTATGTGCCAATCCTTAAAGACTATAAAGTAGCCTTATTGAGCGAACTAGAACGAGTAGGAATCGGCGAAATGTTTATCTTCCCGGAACCTGAACATGTTTGCGCACATTTGCTTCGCTCTGCGAGAATCTAG